TGAAAGTAACTAAAGCAACTAAAATTTATCGACCATTAAGATTATGGGGTGAATTAATAAAAGATTTGTTTTTTCAAAATAAAAAAGAATCATCATATAAGTGGTGTCGATATAAAATTTATTTTAAAAGCAATGAGGAACAAAAAAAGTATAATAATATTGTACTTGAAACAATTAAAAATCAACAATTTATAAGCAATGAAAATAATTAAAGATAGTAATGATCAATATCATTCTCACAATAGTATTAGTGCTAGTGGGTTAAAAGAAATTTGGAAAAAATCTATTTATCATTTTATAAATAGAAAATTTAGAGAATCATCAGCTATGAAACTTGGAACCGCTGTTCATCAAGCACTTTTGGAACCAGAGGATTTTGATGACATTTATCACATAATCGATAAAATAGATAAAAGAACAAAAGCCGGAAAAGAGGAATATAATAAACAAATAGAGTTGGCACAAAATAAAATAGTTTTAGAATCTGATATTTATTATATAATTAATCAAATAAAAAAATCATTTAAAGAGAATCGGTTAGCTCAAAAATATTGTGTTGGTGAAAAGGAATTGTCTCATTATAGTAAGATGGATGGTATTGATGTAAGGGTTCGGCCAGATTGCATTAATAGAATGTCAAACTTTATAAGTGATGTAAAAACTTGCCAGGATAATTCACCAGAGGGATTTAAAAAAGATATTTACAAATGGAATTATCATTTACAAGCGGCTTTTTATATGGATGTTTGCGGTATTGAAAATTTTAAATTTATAGCAGTTACAACCTCTTTTCCATTTACTGTTGAGGTCCACACCCTAGATGAAAAGCATATTGAATTTGGGCGCATGGCATATAAAAGCGCCTTAGATCAATGGAAAAAATATCTTTTAACAAATCAACCAACCAGCTATCATTGGTATCAATTTGCTGATGATGGTTCTTATTTAATATAATTATGGAAAAATTTAAAAAATTAGTTGAGCAACATTTTGATTTAAATATAAATAAACGATCAAGATTGTTTAAATATGTTTTTGCTAGAGCGTGTTATTATGAGCTATGCCAAAGGCACACTGATAATTCACTGGCTAATATATCACAATCTGTTGACAGAACTCATGCAACAGTTATTAATGCAATTAAAGGATTGCCATATATGTTAAAAAGCAATCATTATTTTGCTAGAAAATATAATGAATTACAAATTAAAAAAGATAAGTTACTTGGAATCAATAAAGAACAAATGGATCTTAATACACTTGTAAATAATTATAATATTTTATTATTTGAAAATGATTCTTTAAAAAAAAACTTAGATGATTTGGTTAAAAAAAATAGAAATTTATTAACGGATTGCAAAGAAATGAAAAGAATTATTTATATTATGGCTGATACAGATTAAATATTTTTTAATTTTGTAAAAAAATTTTATGAAAAGAAACCCTTATGCTAAATATTTAGGAAAAGAGGATGTGTTGCAAAATCAAGTAATGAAATATTTGAGTTTTAAATATCCAAATGCATTGTTTACTCATGTAGCCAATGAGGGTAAAAGAACGCCATTTGAACAATATAAGATGAAATATTTAGGCACTAAGCCAGGCATACCGGATTTAATGATATTTACACCAAACTTAAATAAAAGCGGTTTAGCGATTGAATTAAAAGCTGGGTATAACAAACCCACAGAGAATCAAAAAAAGTGGCTTAAATGGCTTGAAAACGCTAATTGGGTGGCTGTTTGGCATAATAATTTGGATGAATGTATCAACACAATAGATAAATATTTTAATAATGGGAATTAATCGCACTAAAAAAATTTACTTTGAGCCAGATTCTCAAAGGGTAAGATGGACACAAACTAGCACAGATGATTTTAAATATGCTTATAAATACATTGGTGAGGCAAATGAACCGGAATTTGATTTGTTAATGGATTTTTTATGGTACTTATACGAAGATGAGGAAATAACATATAATCAATTTTTTGATACTTTTCGAGAACTTAGGGATTTTTGTGATCAAGTCAAAGGTTTGGTTGACAAAGAATAAATTTATTACTTAGCGGCTTATTTATGAAATACAATAAGATTCTAAAACCTAAAAAATTTGATAATTTTAATATAGTTCCCAGCTATATTTTTAGGGATAAAGGCATTTCTATTGGTGCCACTGGTCTTTATTCTTATTTATTTTCACATACAGCCGACCAGGAAATTACCATTGAATTTATATGTGGTCATTTCAAAGAGGGCAAAGATGCCATTAGAGTTAAGATAAAAGAATTGATTGATTTGGGTTATTTAGAAAGGCAAAAGGTTACTGACAAAGGAAAATTTAAAGGTTACAACTATATTTTAAAAGCTAACCGAAAGCGGAAAAACCGATGTCGGAAAAAACCGATGTCGGAAAATCCGCCACAAAGTAATATTAATATATATAATAATAACAATAAAAGTAATATTACCCAAACTGAGAAAATACAAAAAGCATTTCCTCACTTTGTTGATTTATTTGATTTAAGATACCAACCAAAATCTGATACTCAAATTAAAAATTGGAAACAATGTTTAGACAGATGTGTTAGAATTGATGGCTATACTTTGGATGAGGTTTATTTGGCAGTAAAAAACGTAAGAAATAATGATTTCTGGAAAAACAATTTTTTGACATTATTGAAACTAAGAAACCATGATAAGAATGGCATTATGTTTATTCACAGATTTATTGAAATAAACAGAAAAAACAATAAACCAAAATGTTACTATAAAATTAAAGGCATAAAAGAATATAAATTATATAATGATCCAGATGGTACACAAAGATTAGGAGCTATTACAAAAAACAATAAACTCAATGAATTTAATTTATCACAAATTTTGAATAGAGATGAAATTGAGGAATTAAAAAACTTTATTAAATGAAATTAATTAATTGTTTAAGTGGTGGCAAGACATCTAGTTATGTAGCAGTTAATTATAAATCAGATTATAATGTTTTTGCTTTAGTTAGAACTAATGATGTCAAATGTATTTTTCCAGATAAAAAAATTAGACAGATAGTTTCTGATAAATTAGGTTTAGAATTTATTGGAACACTTGAAGATGATATGATTATTTATACTATGTTAGATCTTGAGCAATTTATTGGAAAAAAAATTGATTGGGTAACTGGTAAAACATTTGAAAAAGTTTTAGATAGTGCTGGTACTTTGCCAGATCCATTAAGAAGATTTTGCACAACACAAATGAAACTAGAACCAATGTTTAAATGGTGGCAAAGAAACATAAACAAACCAGCTGAATTTAATTTAGGTTTTAGAGCTAATGAAAAAAGAAGAGCAAAAAGAACCTTAGAAAAAACAAATAAAAATGGTTTATTAGAAATGAAAGCCATAATTGGTAAACGTAAAACACAAAACAAATGGGGTATGATTGAATGGCAAAAACCAGTTTTTCCACTTATTAAAGATAATATATATAAAGATACTATTGTTGAGTTTTGGAAAAATAAACCTGTTAGATTTGCTTGGATGAATAATTGTGTTGGTTGTTTTCACAAACATCCTCTACTTATAAAAAAAATGCATAATAAACATCAAAATAAAATTGAATGGTTTGCATCTAAAGAAAAAATAAAACATGAAAAAGATGTTTGGTATAAATCAAAAAATTTGTCTTTTAGTGATATTATAAAATGGGATAATCAAATTGAATTATTTGATAATGAGTTTAATGAATGTGATTCTGGTTATTGTGGATTATGAAAATAGGAAAAGTTTACAGCTTAGATGAATACGAACAAGCTATTGTTAAATTATCAGCTGAGCAAAGGCATAACAATAAAATAAAAACTGGCTGGGATGGTTCTAAGACAGTAAATCCTAAATCTGAACTTGATCTAAATGTTACTGGATTTGGTGGCGAGTTTATATTTTGTAGGGAATTTAATTTATATCCTGATTTTAAAATCCATAACACATCAAAAGAATTAAAGACCGATGATTATGATGCCAATTGGAATGGATTAAGCGTTGATATAAAAGTAAATAGGAAAAAAAATCATCCCCTAATGATTCCTAAATAT